GCACTAATCCTCCATATAGAAGTTCTTGAGTTTTTCTATCTAGTTTTAATCCGTTTAGTTCACCAGGTGCAATAGTGTTGTATATATTCTGCATATAAGCTTGCGCTTGAGCAGCTTGTTGTCTTTTCATATGCTCTTGTTGAGCAAGTTTTTGCTGGACAACTTTAGCTTGCATTGCATCCAACTTTGGTTTGAACTTATTAGCTTTAGCTTCAAGATCACCCCTATCTTTCCAACCATCAATCTCTTCTTCTATCTCATCAGCAGTACCAAAATTTGTAGCAAAAAGATATTCTCTTACAATTCTTTCCTGATGATTTGGTTCTGAAGGATCTAGTTCAAATGTTTCTTCTACATGAGAAAGAACCCTAAATAAACCTTTAAGATCTTGACCACCATCAGCTACATACTTAGCAGCTACTTGCAGCTCTTCAGGAAGAGATTCAAAAAATTCTGCTGGAGTACTTTGGCGAATTTTATTTTCTCTTTCTTCAAAGTTTGCTTGAAGAAGTTCTTCAAAATCATTTATAGAATAGTCCTCGATAGATTTTTCATCATCAAAAGGAATCAATTGACCAGCATCAATTAATTTCTTTACGAGTTCTACTGTACCGTCTTTAGCAATTTTTGCACGTCCTGGTGATTTTTTAGAATCTTCTTCTGAAGCTTGATTTGCTAAAGAAGCATCTTCAGGATCTACATCTTTTAGAATATCTTGAAAATTAGCAGAAGGTTCTGACTTATCATTGGAACTTTCTTCATCATCCTTTGAATTATCCATAAAAGATAAATCTGTTTTGCCTGATGAAAAAACATTAGGTTTTTTCTCTTCTGGAAGCATGACGTTGTCAGCTCCTGGCATACCAAGAATATTATCCAGATCGATATCGACCTGTTCGACTACGGTAGTGTCTTCTGTTTTACTCATTTTTTTGTGTTGGTTTAATTAAATATACACTAATAATATAAACAAATATATACACCTAAACTTTAAAAATTTTTTGCTTTATGTAAATAAAGCGGAGAATATAGCTACTTCTTCTTCTTTTTATCTTTTTGCTCAGTTTTCTTCGGCATATCAAACCTGTTTTTATTCTCCTGCGCTATCCGTAACTGAGTATTTGCTATTTCTCTTTGAGCGTTTATTTTTTCTCTTTCGATATTAAGCTTTTCCCTAGTCTGCATCACCTTATTAGCTTCTTTCTCTCTATTGAGATCCATAGTGCTTTGATAGTTCTCAGATTTCTGAATCTGATCCATTGCATCCATGTAGTCAGACTGCTTGTTTTCATTGATATCCATCATAGCACCATATCCAGCAGATCTTATCTGAGCTACTATAATATCAGCTTGTCTATCTTTATCCTTCTCAGATGACTCAAACTCTCTCTTAAGTTGTTCTTCTTGTTGCTTAGCTTGAATCATTTGCTCTTGCATCTGTTGCTGTTGCTGCATATCCTGCTGTCTTATTTGATCCGCTTTCTTTTCTGTCTGTTTAAGAATGTGCGTAACCTCAGAAATAGAATCAGACTTAAGAATATTACCCAAATCATAGATACTAGCACCAGCAGTATTATTGTTAAGAGCAAGCTGCTTAAGCTGCTCAAGAATAGCTCTTTGGTTAGCTTTAGTAGTAGCAAAAACATTAATATCACGAAGCAAGAAGTCAGTACCATTTATCTCAAAGTTTTTTCTCTCATCAAGAGAAGTTATATAATTCAGTCTTGCTGAAGGTTTTGTAGACTGGTAGTGCTGAGATAAATCTGTACGCATCTGGTGTACTCTAGGCATCAAGTAGTCACAGTGCTGAATAAAGTAAGATTCAGTCTGTGCATAACTAGCATTGATAGATTGCTCAATACCCGTAGCAGTCTGTCTAGATATCTCTTGACCTAAACGCTGCGGTGTAATACCTATAACCTCAAATGCTTGTTGCTTAAAATACTGAGCTAGTTGAATTCTAGACATCAAACGCTCAGTCTGTGACATATCCAGTTTCTGGAAATGGTTAAAGTTCAGAGCATTCTCAGTGTTAGTAATAGATGTATCCAGAGGTAACATCTGGAAGTTCTTCATTGCTACATATGCTTTAGCAAAGTTACCCTTTCCCCAATCTTCTCCCAGTGAGTGTCTTGGTAGAGAGTTTTGGTCAAGCATAATTACTGTACCTAATTCATCTACCAGAATATCAGCAATCTGGTTATTTACAATATTGTAAGCAATCTGGAAAGGTTTCATAAGGTCAACAAGAGACCTTGAGTAAGTATTTCTATCAGAGAATACTGAACCTTCCACAGGAAGTTTGCAACCATAAAGAGAATTGTCTCCTTTAAACTGAAACTTAAGAGGTCCTATATGGTTCTGGTTTATACCTAAGTAAATTGGGGTAATTCCACCAGGATTATTTGTACCCCAGAATGTAGGTCTATTTGGACCAATCTTTACACCACCCCAAACCTGGTTAATCCAAATCCAATCGATGTGCTCACCAAATACAAGTGTGTGCTTGGTTTTGTTTTTTATAATTGATGTGTTGTATTCAGGCTTATCAGTAACTACATAATCCTCATCAACAATTTCTGTAATTACATCTCCAGACAGAGTTATTTTAGTAAGATGACCAACTTTTCTTTGTGACTTCCAATATACAGTAGTAACACGGAGAAGGTTAGACATACCCATATCCAAGTAGTCCTCATTCTCCATCATAATCCAGTTTACTATATCACCGCCATATACAGCACTATCCCACATAGAGGTAAACTGTCTGTATCCAAGTGACGGCATGTTAGTATTCCAGTCATGCGACTTGGTACCATCGTAGTATGCACCGTCATTCTGATAACCCTGAATAGGGTATCCGGCAGATCTTACCGGGTAGATAAGTTCTATAGCTTCCATCTGCTTATCTGTCATCAACCAACCATACTTGTCAATAACATCAGCAACGGTCATCATATCATATTTACCAACCCAATTACCATCAGAAATGTATCTAGTCTCAGGAGCTTTTTGATAAAATGTGAGTACGGGATTCCATAATTCCACATCATAGTCATCCTCCATCATCTTAAAGTGCCAGAATTCTCTATCAGTAATAAGAAGGTCACGGAAACCACGTTCTTCTAATTCGTCTATATGGAAACGTTCAGTATCAACTCTATGTTGATGCTCCGCCCATTGTTCAATCATTGAACGGTAATCCTTCTGATAGAATGCTTCAATTTCAGGTAAACTTCTTAAAGCTTCCGGAGAAAGTTGTTGTTGAAACTCTTCACTTTGTGGGTCTGCACCCATCATGATCATGCGTTCAGTAATCTTACGCTTTGCATCACTAACTAATAATTGTTCTACCTCAGCTTTCTTTTGCTCCAACATTTCATTGTAGGAGTATTCATCTACAGCACCATAAGTTACCCTGGTAACTCTTTTAGAAAATTCAGCAGTAAGGGTATTAATTACATTTGGGATAATAGGGTAGAATTTTAATTCTAATGCTGATGCATCCTCTTTAGTAAGGGTATCAATTAAATCAGCATACTCATTATCCTCCTCAATTACATAGTCAGTCCTATCGATAAGACCTTTTGCAAGTTTGTAGTTCTTAATAAGACGACGTGCGTTTCTGCGCACCATCTTCAACCCTTGCCACTCTAACCAATCTAAACACCACGCTGTCCAATCTTCATCTTTTTTAGATCTAGGTAAAAATTGAATGGGTTGATTAAGAGTACCCATTTTGTTGTACTCTGTCTTGGCACCTGCCTTAATTTGTAGGGCGTTATATACTTGCATATTATCTTAAATTTCTAAACGGTTGTTTTGGAACCTTCATGCCAAAAGTATTACCAGATCCGCCAATATGACGAAACGGGCTCCTAACTAATTTACTGAATTTATTGGAGTTATCCAATTTTTTTACATTCTCAGTTTCCTCATATCTCTTTTTATATCCTCTGTTTGCCTGCTGTACTTTAGCAAAAGCAATTAATGCTGCAAAACTAACTAATCTATCCACGTTTACTCCATCTCTATACTCTATCATTTCTTTTAAAAGCATAGGGTCTGGTATCCTTTCTATACCATAAGTAGTTCTTACAATTTTACCTTCTGATGTAACTTCCTGATCTAGCTCTTCTGTCAAAAAATCAATAGCGTAGCTAATCATATGACTCTTAAACAGAGTTCCTGTGTTTCTCCATCCGTATTCCTGATAAACATTAGCATTAGCTCCTATATCTTTTAGGAATAATATCTGAGATCTGGGTACTAAATATCTCTGCTTTTTCCTGTCAATCATGTAAGTAATAAACTGCGGGATATTATTTTCAACTATTGTCCACGCATTATACCACTCTATAATCATCTCAAGTCTCTCATGTGTCTTTTTAATATCGTCAAAACGACCACACCAAGCAGCTACAATTTTGTCTCTTTCTATATAGGTTTGTATCTCGGAACCATTGTTTTTGGTTACCTCCACCGGAGTCTTGTAAACATAAATAGAACACAATGATTCTGAGGTAGTTGTCTTACCTTCTGACACGGGGTCAATAGATGCATAGTACATACCAAACTCAGGATCCTTTACAGGTCTTTCCCATACTACTAGTGTACCTGTTTTATCCTCGGTATTTTTAGTAATCGGAAACTCCATAATAGGCAGTTTATTAGTAGTCTGTACGTCAACACCGCCTTGTATATTTCTATAAATGTCTAGAAACTCGTAAGGGTATTCTTTATCATCTATTCTATGCATTTGACCTGTAACCAAATGTGCAGGGAATAAAGACAAAGTTCTAAAGTCAAATGCTTCTTTTACATTTCTAGGGTGCTGAGATATACGAAGTTGGTACTCCTGGGGATCTAGTTCTTTTTTCCATTTAGCAAATAACTCATCAAGTGCTTTAAGTGCTTCGGGAACCTGTGAATTACCATACTTATCTACATACGGGGGCATTGACCATTGTTCTGGTATAAATAGTCCAGTGGTACCAATAGTCTCTTTATCATCAATTAATGTAGATGGTACAGCATATATATCATTTGCTTCCGGGTGTAGGATCAGCTTTTTAAGTGGATCACACTGACTCAGGTCACCCACAGATCCTGCTGCTATAAAAGTACCAGTGGTAATCATACCAGATCTAAGAGCGGGTCTTAGGTACTCATAGGTCTGATTCATTCTAGGAGCAATACCAGCTTCTTCATGAAAGAAGTACTTAGTAGGACCACCCACACCTGTAGTTGGGCTTTTTTCAAAAGACATTGCTTGTATTACACCCTTAAGACCTATCTCAGTTTTTCTTTTCTTTCCTCCTACAAAGTTTGCAATTTCAATCTTCTGTTGCCAGAACATTGTTTTGTTGGGGTTCATAGGTCTATACCAAGCTGTATGTTTATTTAAGAATGATTCATATTCATTCAAGAACTTCCAGCTACCCTTTTCATTTATGTAGTCTTTTAGACTAGCTCCCATTTTTAGGGTAACCCCTTCCTCAAACCATATCTGATTTATAAGTTTACCACAGTGGAAATAAGAACTAGCAATCTGACGTTTCTTTAGAATAGCACAATGTTTATAATCTAATTCTGCTAGTATCTCATATAAAGCCATATGATACTGAGCATCTCTTACATCAGCAAAACCGTATTTCTGTGTTTCCTTGTTAAAGATTGGAAGGAAGTTTAACCACATATAGTAGTCACGCGTGATATACCAAGATTTGGTACCTGACTTAAATATCACACCCTTCCTGCACTTCTCTTTTTCTGTATCCCAGTATTTTATAAAGTCTTTAGTACCTGCGGGTGCTGTGCAATAAATTCCGTTTTTATTAAACAGTCGTGCCTGTTCATTAAACATTTGAGATACTTCGTCAAATTCATATTCTCCTGGTTCTTTAAAGATTGATCTGCAGAAATCATAGAAGTCTCTCCTACTTTCAAAATCTGTGTAGTTCCATTCTCCATTTTCATAGGTAGGGATATGTTCGTAGATTTCAGTACTCATTCAGTAGTCTAAGTATTTCATTTAGAGCTTCATGCCTATGATTTTCTGTAAGAACAATCTTATTTACAAACTCTGATTTTTCCACTTTAGGGATCTCATGTATAGCAGAATCATT